TACACCTCATGCACGCACACACCAAGCTTTCTTGCAGCTCTGATAATATACATATTTTTTCTGAAAACATTTCTAGTGCAATATATATTGATTTGCAATTCAGCACAAATGCTAAAATTATCTGACAACTCCGCATTGCCCATGCAGCTTTCTGACAACTTAATGTAGGGGCCCCAATGTTTCTGACAACTCTGTGCAAGGGTGCGGCGGCATGGTAAATTGACTTGCTGTTTTTGGAAGTATATATGATGTGTTGTGTTGTTGCTATGCCAATGCCCAAATGCCCATCCCTCCCAACCACTTGCTTTTGTGAAATGAGTCGGTATGCCAAAAACTACTGCTGCTGTAACTTTGAATTTCCAAGGCCCAATATTTTTCTGTTATACCATACAACGACAACAACCATAAGTACTTGCGGTCATAATAGGACAATGGGTAAAAATGGTAACGTCTGGAGTGAGGGCAAAACAATTACAATAATTATAGCTACTTTGTGGTCAATACTTGTGTAATACCAATAAGAAAAGAAGCAATAATATATGGGAATAAATAGGCATACTACCTCGCAATAGAGGTATGGTTTAAGGGCCTCCCAGTTCCCTAGTTTCAGATTAAAAGAATTTAGTTGAATATTTCTATATGTAATAATATTATATGTATTATATGTAATAATAATTAACTTATATAAAGAAAGAAATATAAAAGAAAGAAGGATAAAATAAATTAAAAATAACTATTGACTTTTCTTATCTATTGTATTATAATATAATTATGGTCAATATCTAATATTTGCTCTGTGAGTAAGTGATAAGTTAATCATGGTATAAACATAACAGAATATTGGAGGTAATAAAAATGTCAAAAGCTAATTACATACCAGATTTGGTTGACACCTGGTTGGAAGAGGATAACTTGATGCTCCTCGAAGCTTGGGCGCGGGATGGGTATACCATGGAAGATATTGCCAACAGAATTGGTATCGACAGAAGCACCATATATGATTGGCAAACGAAACATCCCGAGATTGCACAGGCATTAAGGCGAGGCAGAGAGATTGTCGACTATATGGTTGAGAATGCCCTGTTGAAATCGGCACTTGGTTATAAAACCAAGGAAGTAAAAGTAACGACAGTAATGCGTTATGGTAAAGTGGTAGAAACTACTAAAGAAGTCACTGATAAAGAACAGGCACCTAACGTATCTGCTATTCAGATGTGGCTGTATAATAGAAGTAAAGATAAATGGAAGAATATGAATGCTAAACAGAATATGTTTGAAGAAATGCAGGAAGATAGTTCCATTGAGGTTATCGTCCGTCGAGCTAGTAAGAATGAGACCGGTGAGTCTGAGGACGACGAAGCTTGGGAAGATGAAATGAATGAGTCTGTGGAAATCAGAAAACGAACAGCTGAAGAAACAGCTCGGGTTGAGAAGCAGAAGAGAAGAGAAAAGCGAGAAGCTAAGAAAGCAGCAGAACAGCATACAGAGTACTCTGATGTAAATGACGAGGAAGAGTATGACCCTAGTTTGGATGAATGGCCAGAGGATTGGGAGGACGATGAAGAGTGAAAATTGTTAAAAAGATAAGTCCTGCCTTTGAGGATTTTGTCTTTAACTGGGATTATGAACAGTATTTGCTCATAGGTGGTTATGGTTCCGGTAAGAGCTACGATATAGCTTTCAAAATTATACTCAAATTACTTGAGGAAAAGCGAAAGGTATTAGTAGTTCGACAGGTTTACGATACTATATATGAGAGCTGTTTTGACCTGTTTTGCGAAATACTTGATGATATGGGTATTTTAGTGTCGGACATCAATGAGTTCAATAAAAAGAAGAACAAGTGTGTGGCACTAAAATCTCCATTACGTATCAGGTTCCCGAATGGTGGACAAATTATATTCAAAGGTATGGACAAGCCAGAGAAAGTAAAGTCCATAAATGGTGTGAGTATCGTATGGATTGAGGAGTGTTCAGAAGTAAATCCAGAAGCTTACAAAGAGTTACTTGGACGTATTAGAACTCCCGATTGTTCCATGCATTTCATACTAAGTTGTAACCCGGTAAATAGAGAGAACTGGGTTTATACACATTTCTTTGTTAGAACAGATGAGCATGGCGAAGAAACAGTGATAATGGACGAGAACAAGTTCTATGAAAAGAAAGTAATAATCAAGAATGGCATATACTACCACCATAGTGTGCCAGATGATAACCCGTGGCTACCGTGGCAGTACTTAAAGCGACTCGACGACTTGAAGAATTATGACTATCAGTTGTATTTGGTAGCAAGATTTGGTCGTTTCGGTGCTTCTGGCACTCGTGTATTACCACAGTTCAGAATTGCCAAGGACAAAAACCGTTTTATCGAGAGTATCAAGATGCTTGGTCCAGAGAACCAGTATTTTGGATTTGACTTTGGATTTGAAGAAAGTTATAATGCTGTATTGTGTATGTCTGTTGATAGTAAACGAAGTATATTGTATATTTGGGATGAAATATATGTTAACCACTTAACAGATGATAAGATGGCTCGTTTACCCGAAATGCAAAAGTTGAAATCACGTCTTGACAATTACTACGATATGGGTTATAATAAATTATTGGTGGCAGATAATGAGGACCCTAAAGCAATTCAATATTACAGGCAGATGGGTTTTCTGATAAGGCCATGTAGAAATAAGTTCCAGGGGTCACGTCTGAGTAATACTCGTAAGGTTAAGCGTTTTAAGAAGATATATGTTAGTCCTAAGTGTAAGAATACAATCAAGGAGCTAAAGGACCTTACATATAAGAAAGATGCACAGGGTAAAACCGTTTATGACGAGTTCAATATTGACCCGCATACTTTAAGTGCTATTTGGTATGCATTGGACACAGTTACAGTTGCTGATGTTAAGCAAAAGGAATTTTATTCAAAACGAGGATAAGGAGGTAACAGAAATGAAAAACATCAATTGGGTGAGAAAGCTGACAAGTAGAAAGTTTTGGACAGCTGTAGCAAGTTTCGTTTCTATGATGATTGTAGCTTGTGGTGGTACCGATAATCAGGCAACTCAGATTACAGCACTGATTATGGCTGGTGCAGCAGTTGTAGCTTATATCATCGGAGAGGGACTGACTGACTCTGCTAATGTAGGTATCGAAGTTGAGCAGGAAGTTGAAGTAGAAGAAGATGGTGAGTAATTATGAGTATTCAGAATATTCACGACAGACTGATGGTCGGTATTCGTAATGAAGTAGGTGTATGCTGCTTGATGGGCAGTATGAGAGCAGAGTCTGGAATGAACAGTATTAACCTGCAGAATAGTTTTAACAAGAAGTTGAATATATCCGATGAAGATTATACGGCTGTTGTAGATGCAGGTGGATATGATAATGGGTTTATTACAGACAAGGCTGGTTATGGTCTTATTCAGTGGACTTTTTGGAGTCGTAAGCAGATGTTGCTTAAATATGCCAGGAAATTGGATGTAAGTATTGGCGACGAGAATATGCAGGTAGATTTCACGTTATACGAGTTGGCTACGAATTATAAGACCATATTGTATGCGTTGAAAAATGCTACATTTGAGACGATTGATGAAGTTAGCGACTTAGTAACAACTAAGTATGAGGCTCCAGCCGACCAATCAGAAGCAAAGAAACAAGAGCGTAGAGATTATGCTCGTGAATTTTATCAGCAGTTTAAGGAGGTGCCTAATATGGGGTACACTAATAGCCCACTGGTTGATTGTGAAAGACTTAGTCCTAATCACAGTGGAGAAAGAACACATAAGATTGACCGTATCACGCCACATTGTGTAGTAGGTCAGTTATCAGCAGAGCGTATCGGAGATTGTTTCCCGAACGGCAGAAATGCAAGTGCTAACTATGGAGTCGGCTATGATGGCAGACAATGTCTTATCGTTCCCGAAGCATATCGTAGCTGGTGTACGTCAAGTTCGGCTAATGACCAGAGGGCAATTACGATTGAAGTAGCATCTGATATGACAGACCCCTATGCTTTTACAAATGAGGCTTATGCGGGACTGTTAGAGTTGTGTATTGACATATGCAAGAGAAATGGTTTGAACAAGGTGATTTGGTTTGGTGATAAGGATAAGTCATTGAGTTATGAACCGGCCGATGGAGAATGTGTTCTTACTGCTCACCGTTGGTTTGCTAATAAGAGCTGTCCTGGTGATTGGATGTATGAAAGGATGGGTCAGTTAGCAGATGATATTAACAAGGCTCTCGGTAACTATGGTGGAGCAAATGTAGAAATCAAGGTACCAAATGATGGTATTACGTTATACAGAGTTCAGTGTGGTGCATACAGAGTTAAAGAAAATGCTGATAGACAGTTAGCTGTTATTAAGGCTAAAGGTATTGATGCATTTGTAACTCAGGTTGGAGACCTGTATAAAGTTCAGGTAGGTGCTTATGGTGTTAAATCTAATGCCGAAGCTCAGTTGAACAGAATGCAGAGTCTTGGTTTCGATTGTTTCATTACTACGGTAACGAGAGAGAGTGAGTCCTTTGTTCCTAGAAAGTCTGCAGAAGAAATTGCCGAGGAAATTTGGACAGGCAAATGTTCTGATAGTAGATGGGACGAATGGGGTTCAGGTGACACAAGAAGAGAGAGGTTGGAAGCTGCAGGTTATGATTATGATGCAGTTCAGGCTGCGATTAAAAAGTTATATGGTTAGGAGGTAGGGTATGACTCAGCAAAATCAAAAAGAGGAAGCGGCTAAAGTGCTTACCACTATTGAAGATACTGATGCCTACTTGTCTGCTTATCGTAAGATACCCTATAGCTTGATAAGACAGGAACTGGATGTAGATGCTACAGATGTTACAGAGGAATTAAATCAGATTTGTAAGTACTATGGCATATACAAGAAGGGTAAGAGTTTTACAGTTGAGGGTACTAATGGAGATTATACGCCGGCTATGTTGAGATATAAGATGTCGGCAACTCTTGTAAATAAGGAGGCAAGGTTCCTCTTCGCTGAGCAGCCCGACATAAAAGTCGAGCCTAAAGGTGATGTAGGTGAGGCCACAGATGACTCAAAGAAAGCACTTATTATTCTGAATGACTTGGTAGAAACAGTACTTAGGAAGAATAATTTTGAAGAAATATTGCTGAAGGCTGCTAAAGATTGTTTTATTGGTAAGAGGGTAGCTTGTTTATTGAACTTCAATGAGGAAGATGGCATTACAATATCTTTCCTTACAAGTTTACAGTTTATTTATGAAACAAAGCCTGGCAATCCAAGAGAGCTTTCGAAGTTTGTTAGCTTTACGGTAATAAAAGAAACTAAGAACCAAAGTGCAAAAAGAATATTCAAAAAGAAATACGAAGCTGAATGGGTAGATGGTAAGAAAACTGTGTACCTTGAGGAAGCAATTTATAATGGTGTTGGGGAGAAAGTGGAAGATGTGACAGAGAGGTGTGAAATCAAGCTTAATTTCATTCCGGCTGTTATTATCATTAACGATGGGTTGACAAGTGAGCAGACCGGTGAGTCTGATATTGAAACATTACAGGACTTCGAGTATTGGTATTCCAAACTTGGTAATGCTGATAGTGATGCAGAGCGTAAGAGTATGAACCCTACTAAGTATTTGGTTGATATGAATAACAATTCTACAAAGAATTTGTCTACATCAGCCGGTGCTTTATGGGATTTAGGTTCAGACCAAAACCTTGAGGCTCCAAATCCGCAGGTAGGTTTACTTGAGCCGAGGATGTCATACAGTGATGCCCTAAAAATATCTCTTGACCGAATTAAAACGGCAGGATATGAGCAGGTTGATATGCCTAACATTACAAATGAAACTTTGTCTGGTATGATTACATCAGGTAAGGCATTGAAAGCTATATATTGGCCGTTGATAACTCGTTGCAAAGAGAAGATGAAAACATGGGGACCGGCTATTGAGAACTTAATTGATATGTTGATAAAGGGTGCTTATACATATCCGAACACTATTAAGAATTATGTAAATGAAGCACTTATGTCAGTTAATTATGAAATTGGCGTAACCCAGAATACTCCACTTCCCGAGGACGAACTTGAAGAAAAGACATCAGATTTAGCAGAGATTGAAACAAAGACTTTGTCACGTAAGTCGTATATGAAGAAATGGAGAGGCTTGACAGATAATGAAGTAAATGATGAACTCAGGCAGATTGCTTTGGAGTCACAGATACTGGAAGATAGCTTTGCTGGTTCTTCTAGTGGTTTCAATGGAGATAACACTCCTTTATCTGGTAATAATGGTGCAGAAGAGTTTAGTCTTGCCGGTGGTAATGTACTTAAGCGCGATGGTACACAGGGTAAGAACTCAGGCAGAGGCGATAAAGCAAACCAGGATGGTCAATCCGGTGAACAGGTTCAACAGACTCAGATACAGGAAGCAAGTCAGAGTATGAGTAAACTCAATGGTACTCAGATTTCAGCATTGATTTCTGTTTTAACTAACTTCAAGAATGGTGTATTTAGTCAAGCACAGGCCGAAGCAATAATTAAGACTATGGGATTTGATGCTGAGTTTGCTAAGAGTTTGTTGGAAGAAGAGCAGGAGAAAATAATAGGAGGTCTCGTAAATGTCTGAAAACAAAGACTTAATTTTTAAGGATGCTTGGGAGGCACGAGATAGCATAACCAAGAGACAAGAGCGAGAGATAAGAAAGTTATATAACGATTGGGCAAGAGAGGTAAGGGACCAGGCTAATGCTTTACACAGGTCTGGTTCTGCTGGCTCTGCCAGTCAATCGCGAGAATTGGCTAAGATGTACTATCAAATGAGAAGTGCCAGTAAGCAATTAACAGCCGAGATAAATACCTCGGTTAAAAATAATGTTTCTGATGTGGTAGATGCTACAGTAAGAACAAATAAAAGGTGGTTACATTCTCTGGGTTTCACTAGTGCCAGTATTGATACCAAGTTTTCATTTGTAAAGGATATGGCAATAAGAAATATCATAACCGGTAATGTGTATCAAGCTGGCTATAGTTTGAGTAATAGATTGTGGATGTATGAAAAATCTACAATGAAAGATATTTACTCGATAGTGGCTAAAGGTGTAGCACAGAATTTGTCAATTAACGATATTGCCAAGCAGCTAGAAAAATATGTTAACCCGAATGCCCGTTGTCCGGCTATGGGTATTCATAATAGAGTGGTTGATTATAATGCTCAAAGATTAGCAAGAACGTTAATTCAGCATGCATATCAACAGACATTAGTAGCTCTCACAAAAGATAACCCATGGTGTAGAGGTTATATATGGCATGCAACAAGTGCGCATTCTTGTGAAGTATGTGAGGAAAGGGATGGACAGTTTTTCACAGCAGAAGATTTACCACTTGACCACCCGAATGGTATGTGTACAATGGAACCTGATATTGATATGCATGAAGCTTTGAAAGACCTTACCACTTGGGAAGAATTGTCAGAGTTTGATAAGTTCTTTGAGGATTTAGACTTCAGACCTGATATGGATTGACCAGTGACCTCATATTTGATTGATACAATAAAAGTCGGTAAAATCTATATTGAATTTTTAAGGTTCGACTGTGGGCGAGATAGAGGCTCTGGTAGAGGTACGGTTGGAGCAAAAATTTTTAGAATTTTACAGAAATGTATTGACAGGTATTTTTGTGTATGATATAATTATTTAAGGTGCAAAGAGAGGTATAAATTATGGCTAACGATATTAAAAATGTTATGGCATCTTGTAAAGAGTGTGGTCACAGATTTCAGCTAGGTACAACAGTACCGGTTAAGTATCAGATGCCTTACAGAGATAAAGGTGGTAAGTCAATATTTCTTACATATTACGACTGTCCACAATGTGGAACAACTCATTATGTGCAGATTGATGATACACATACGCTTGAGTTAAAGAAAGAAACAGTCAGGATGTTTGCTAGGTTATCCAAGAAGCGAATGGACTTCAAGGCTATACCAAAGAAACAGAATGATAAGTTTGTAAAAACCAACAATAAGCTTACGGTAACTAGACAGGAGCTGATGAAGCAATATGATGGTCAGGTAGTATTTGATGTCGATACCGGAGCTGAAGTTGAGCTACACTTTACTATTGTGTAGAGAGGTAAGATACCAGGTAAGTACATTGAATTGAGACGTACCTGAGCGTCGGTAAATAAGCAGAGAACTTAACATTACCATGAACAAATACATGGAGTAGAAAAGGAGAAAATAAAAATGGGTGAAGAAAACAATAACAAAGACGTTCAGAACAACGCAGACCAGTCTGGTGCTCAGGGTAGTGCAACTGGAGCAGCCGGTACTCAGCAGAATAATCAGCAGGTAAGTCAGCAGCAGACACAACAGCAGCAGACTACTGAAAAGATGTTCAGTCAGGCTCAGGTAAATCACATGATGGCCAATGAGAAGAAGCAGGGTAGAGCGGCAGCATTTAACGAGATGGGTATCAATCCCAATGACCCCAATGCAGCACAGATGATGAACATGTTTAAGGCTTTCGTATCTTCTATGAAAACTGATGAACAGAAGGCACAGGAGCAGACAGCTGCTCAACAGATTGCATTGGCTGAGTCACAGTCCAAGTTACAGAGAGCAGAGCTCAAAGCGGAAGCGTTACAGCTCGGTGCTAATCCCGAGTTTGTTGATGATATTGTTACAATTGCTGTTTCCAAGATGGATGATAAGACAGATGCTAAGACGGTTATCGGAGAGCTGAAAACCAAGTATTCTGTTTGGTTCACACCTGACGTATCAGAAAATAATGATAAAGGTAAGGGTCAGAAGCAGCAGAACAATAATCAGCAGAATAACAACGGTGGAACTGGTCAGAATGGCACAGGTACTTCTGTTGGTAATGGTAGCAAGAAAGCCGGTACTGATAAAGGTACATCAGGCTTAGGTGCTCGATTAGCAGCGCAAAGAAATCAGGCGACGCAGAAAAAGTCTTTCTGGTCGTAATTTAACAGGAGGTAGAAAGAATGTTAAACGCAGATGGTGTAAGAAAAACATCTTATGGTAAACCCATTCAGATTTTGGCCAACGTAGAACATCAGATGTCTGTTGGTTGTATCGTACCTAAGACAATGGCTTCTACTGTTGATGGTAAGAGTATTGTTCCTGCAGGTACGGCACTCAATATCAATTTGATGGATTTACAGGTCAGAGCCAAGGCTCCGATAGTTGGGTCTCCTATGAATGCGGTATTACTGCATGACGTAGATATGACTAATGTAGCTGAAGGTGGTGCTATGAACGGTACAGCTCTTATTTGGGGATTTGTTAATGTTAACAGACTTCGTACAGCAGAGCAGTCTTCAATTGTTACAGCAGCCGCCATTGAAGGTGGAACTGACAAGATTACGTTATTAAAGGCGTAAGCATAGTAAAAGGAAAGGAGAAACAACAGTTATGTCTATTTTTGATTTAATGAATAGTACCGAACTGGTAGCTTATTGGGAAGAGCTGGTAAAAGACGAAGCTCCCTACCCTTGTGAGGAGTTATTCCCGGATGATAAGAAAAGAGGACTGAAGCTTGAGTGGCTCATGGGTGCTAATGGGCTTCCGATTGTGCTGAAGAACAGTGCATTTGATGCTGCAGCTATTCCTCGTGGAAGAATTGGCTTTGAGAAGATGGAAAGTCAGATGCCGTACTTCAAGGAGTCTACATACATTGACGAAGAACTTCGTCAGGAATTAAACCTGGTGCTTGAAACAGGTAATCAGGCGTACATCGACTCTGTTATGAACCGTATCTTCAACGACGAGACACGTTTGCTTCGTGGTGCAAGAGCTTCTCGTGAACGTATGAGAATGATGGCTCTTACTTCTGGTGTTATCGCAATGGCTGCCAATGGTCAGACATTCAGTTATGATTACCAGATACCTGCAGCAAATAAGGTTGAGGTTAGTGTATCTTGGTCTGACCACACAAAATCTGACCCTATTGAGGACATTAGAGTTCTTAAAGAGGATATTGAACAGAGAACCGGTTGTAAGATTACCCGTGCAATGTGTGACAGCAAGACTTGGAGAGATTTACGTGCCAACGAAAAGATTAAGAATGACATTTACGCCATTCGCTCTAACGTTGGTTCTATCACCAATAAGATGCTGCAGGACTACATCGCTGACCAGTTAGATGGTCTGGCTGTTCGTACGAATGATATGAGATATGCAGACGAGAATGAGACAACTCAGAAGTTCATGCCTACCGATACATTCGTTATGTTCCCGGGTAATCCTCTCGGTAAGACGATGTTTGGTACTACTCCTCAGGAGAGTGACCTTATGGCTGGTAATGCTGCTAATGTAACTATCACTGATATGGGTGTATCTGTAACAACAGTTCAGAAAACAGACCCTGTCAATGTAGAGACAATTGTGGCTATGATTTGTCTGCCTTCATTCGAGCAGGCTCATACAGTCGGTATTATTGACACAGTAAAATAAATAAGAGTGTCTGTTAAATAGGTGGATGATTGTTGTAAGTGACTTTTGTCCACCTAAATAAAATATAAATGGAGGTAAACATTATGGTAACGATTTCCAATGGCGTAAAAAGTTTCAAAGTACCCAGTGGTGCGGTTAAGGCTTATGAACCTGCTGGCTATCATGTAGTTGGTAAAGGTAAAGAACAGCCTGCTGAGACTCCTGTTACAGGACAGCATAAACCCGAGAATGAGGACATTGACTTTGATGGTGAAGATGATGTTGATGGCGAAGGTGGAGAGAACCAGGAGTCTGATGCAGACGAGAAGTTTGTGACAGAGTTGCTGGAGAAGTCCTTATCCCAGTGGTCGGCTGAAGAAACCAAGAAGTTCGTATCTATTAAGGGTATTGACACAACTGGTGCTAAGAAGCTCGGCGATGTGAAAAACATCATCAAGAAGTATCTTGACGACGAGGCTAAGAACAACTAAGGAGGTAAAGGCCGTGACCGATGTAGAAAGGATATACAGAGAGATTAGGGAACAGCAAGCTCCATACTTTGAGGAAGGTGATATTGAGTATTACCTTGAAAAGAACCATGGGGATGTTGAAGCTACTATCTATGAGATGTTAATCATCAAGTCTGAGGACTCCAAGCTTGAGGTTAGCGGCCTTATTACCGGTGACTCTTCAAGCTATTTTAAGAGATTAGCTGATAGACATAAGCCGTTCAATTCAGGTACATTGTTAGGAGGCTAAGCATTATGGTTAATAAAAGATTTCAACTTATGAAGTTGGAAAGAGAAATTAAGCGACAGGGCATACCGTTTAAGTATTATCGTATACCGAAGAACCAGTATGGAGAGCCTGACTTCGATAAAGACCCCGAGTTTCTGAAAGAGATAACCGGTATGTACCACGAATTTACAGCTCGCATGACAGATACCGTTGTATTACTTACAAGTACGGTAAATGCAACAACTCGTACTAAGAAAACTCCTCAGAGTTTATGTAGGTACGATGATATTCTGTTTCAAAATAAAAGTGGAGAACAGGACCACATACAAATAGGGGATATAGTAGAGTATAACCATAGAGTTATGCGAGTATCAGGCTTACAGAATATAATGGAATGGAATATGATTGTTGATGTTTCATTCGAGGAGGTAGACGATGGCACTGACTCTTATATTAGACGAAAACAAAAATCAAGTGAAGTCGAGATTGACACGGATGCAGCAGCAATATCGTCCAATACTCCAAGCTTATATGGTAAAGAAAGCTCAGGAGATGGAGCAGTACATGAAGTCTAACCATCCTTGGCAAAACAGAACGGGTAATGCAGAAAGAGGTTTGTCTGCTAAGTTAACTAGTTCGAAAGCTCAGTATGTTCAGACTATAACTCTAGCTCATGGGGTTCCGTATGGTGTATATCTTGAGTATAGTATGGAAAGAAGATTTGCTATTATAGAACCGACAATGAGGTTAATGGGTCCCAGAATAGTGGATGATTTATCCATGCAGCTTGGTATGTTTGTCGGCATGACAGAGAAAGGCGGTGCTAAATGATTGATACACAGTTATTTGAACCATCTGACTCTCGTTGGGGCGATATTCAGTTACAGCTTGAAAGCTGGTTTAAGGAAAGAAAATTAAATGTAAAGGTTTATCCACCTGGAATGAAAACCGGTGATTGTACAGAGCCTTACATAGTGGTCAAGAATGACGGCTCATATAAGCATGCAAACTTTAGTACAAATAGAGATATGTATGCTATTATGTGTTATGTACCTAAGCAACAGTATTCTAAGTTAGAACCTTTGGTACAAAAAGTAAAAGAGGCTATGAAGCCGCTAGTGCCCATGATTGTTCCGTACGGTCAGGAAACACCATCGTATTATGATGATACATGCAAGGCACATTATATTTCAGTAGAATATGAGAATTACAAGAAATGTTAAGGAGGTAAGTTTAAGATGGGTGAGAACATCAGAAAAGCAAGAAATGAGATTGCTACAATTGACGTTGCTCTTGTTACCATTCAGACCCGTAGTGGCTTCGAGTTCGGTTTTGAAACGGCAAACCAGATTGAGGTAGAGCCGCAGACAGAAACTACAGATGCTGTTAAATTGGTTGTTAAAGGTAGACTTAGAGCACAGAAACCTGCAGAGGTTACTATTACTGGTCACCAGATTACACTGCATGACAATGTATTTATCCCTGAGTTAGTTAAAATTTTACAGGGTGGTACAATTTTGTATTGGCAGGATGAAGCAAAGACAACCATGGGAGAGGAAGAGACCGATTTTGGAATTGCTAAGTACACCCCTCCTGTTGCAGGTTCCAGTGAGAAAGGTGAGATTTTTATTCTCAATGCATACTCTGCTATATACAATGCTGCGGGTATTATCACTGGTTATGAAAAGACAATGTACCCTAACTGTCAGGGAAATCCGGTCGCTTTCAATTCAGAAGATGGCACATTCAGAGCTCCTGAGTATACTATCAATTCTGCTCCGGATGAAGGCGAGGCTCCTTACGATATGACATGGGTACCGAAGTTACCTAACTTGGTTGACCCGGATGCTCTTCCGACAATCACAATTCCCGTCGGTGAGTTACTCGGTAAGGATGTAAGTACCTTTGGTAATTATTCTATCAAAGAGGGTAATATTGTAGGTACCCTTACAAAGGTAGAGAATTATACCGGTTTCAGTTCTATTGCAGAAGAGCAGTCTGGCTACTATGTGGCACTCAATGTGGATAAGTGGCAGGGTTCTAGCTTGAGACTTGACAGAACGACAGGTAAAGGTAAACCTGTACCATTCAAGGATGATGGAAATCTTGTTGTAAGACTTGGCGGAGACCAGGAAACTGTAAATACTGCTAAGCAGCTGGTTATCATCATTGATGGTGAAGAAATTAAGTATGACATTATGGTTGTACTTGCAGTGTAGATATAAATAAGTATAAAATACCTGGGTGGGATTGAAACATATCCTGCCCGAGTGTATTTTTATAAAGTAAAGTGAAAAGGAGTAAATATCATGGCAAAAAATTATACAAGAGAACAGTTAGTAGCAATGGGAATGGATGAAGCACAGATTAAGGCTATTCTCAGTGTGCAGAAAGAAGAAAATAAAGAAGAACAGCATGAAGTGGAAGCACCGGTACAGAAAGAGGAAGCAAAAGTTGTACCTATGGTATCTGCTCATGTGTCAGTTGAACAGAAACAGAGTGAACCGCTTAAGGTAACTACAATGTCAGATTTGGAGAAGTATGTTCACGGTGTTGTTGTACAGTTTCCTCCGTTTGCAGAGGGACAGCCTTTTATCGCAAGAGTAAAGAGACCGTCTATGTTGGCATTGGTTAAGTCTGGTAAGATACCGAATACGCTTCTTAATGAGGCAACAAATTTATTTGCCAAGGGAGCAGGTTCTATGGTCGGTCAGAATGCAACTACTATTGATGAACTCTTTGAGGTTATTGAGGTAATTGTTGATGCGGCACTTTTAGAGCCTACATTATCTGATATAAGAAATAGCGGTATGGAATTGTCTGACGACCAGTTGATGGCAATTTTCACATACACTCAGCAGGGGGTAAAGGCCCTCGAACAGTTTCGTATGTAGTGAAGATATTTTGAATGTAATTGCTATGGCAAAGCTTTACTACACTAGACCAAGTATGATTATTGGTTTAGTAGACCCATATACTTCCTATTGTTTTGATGAAGCATGTGCTTATATAACATCGAGAATAAAAGATGGCGAAGAACCTGATTTTAGTGTTAAGGATAAAGGTTCGTTAGAGAAGAAGCATTATAAGTCTCCATCTGAAATGTATAAGAGTATGGGATATAAAAATGGAAGATATACAAAGCGAGCATAAACTAATGAAGGGAGGTGTAAGATATGTCTGTTGGTTTAGGTACAGCTGTTGGTTACTTAACATTGGATGCTTCTGGTTTTGTCAGAGGTATTGATAGTGCGACTGGTGCAATGGGAGACCTTGAGAATAAGTTTAGTACAACATCGCAAGGTTTACAAACGATAGGTGGTATGTTTAGTAGTGCTGGTACAAAATTGACTGCAGGTCTTACAGCTCCTGTAGTTGGTTTTGGGGCGGCTTCAGTAAAAGCAGGTACAGAGTTCGATAGCTCAATGTCACAAGTATCCGCTGTTTCAAAAGCTACAGGTGAGGACCTGGAGTTGATAAGAGATAGAGCTATCGAGATGGGTGAAAAGACCAGATATTCAGCAAAAGAAGTATCAGATGCTATGTATTATATGGGCTTAGCCGGTTGGGATGCTCAACAGATTTATGCCGGTATTCCTGGAGTACTTGCTCTTGGTGCAGCATCTGGTGAGGATTTATCAAGAGTATCAGATATTGTAACGGATAGTTTGACTGCATTTGGTAAGTCTGCAGAAGATACGACTGAGTTCGTAAATGTATTAGCCGAGGCTTCTCGTTCATCAAATACAACGGTAGATTTACTTGGTGAGTCATTTAAGTATGTAGCTCCGGTGGCTGGTGCTTTTGGATATAGCATACAGGATGTAGCTATTATGCTTGGTACTTTTGCAAATAACGGTGTTAAAGGTTCACAGGCTGGTACCGGTATGAGACAGGCATTAAATTCTTTGATTAACCCGTCGGATAAGGCAGCCGCACAAATGGATAAGTTTGGTGTATCGCTATTCAATGCCGATGGTAGTACAAAGACCTTGATGCAGGTAATGCAAGAGTTAAGAGGTACATTTGGTGGTCTGGCAATTGATATTCATAATGCAGATGGTGAGGTAATGACCGGTGAAGAAATTATGGAGAAGTATGGCCATGCACTTCCTACAACAGATATGGAGAAATTGACAGCCATTGTACAGATATTTGGTGTACGAGCTCTTCCAGGTATGTTATCAGTTATCAACGCTTCAGAAAGTGATTTTAATGATTTATCTACAGCCATTTATGGTGCACAGGATGCTTATGATGGTTTAGGTACAGCCTTTGGTATGCAACAAACAATGCTGGACAATGTTCAAGGTGATTGGTACTTATTTACTTCTGCATTAGGCACTACAAAGATTATCATTTCTGATATGGTAAAGGGTGCATTGAGAGAGTTACTTCAGAAGTTAACAGAACTTGTAAATGCATTTAATAATATGACACCAGAACAACAAGAGCAGATTGTTAAGTGGGCTTTGATGGCAGCATCTATTGGACCAGTACTTCTTGTTATTGGTAAGATTATTTCTACCATAGGCACACTTATGACTACGTTTAAGAATTTGAAAGCTGCTTTCACATTTGTAACCACAGGTTTAACTCATGTTAAAGAGGCTTTCTTATTAGCTAGGGCAGGTATGACAGGGTTTGCAGGTCAAACAAGTGCTTTAGGTGCTGTTCTTGGTAGTATAACGGCTCCGATTGCCGCTATAATTGCATTGATTGCGGTTCTGGTTGCTGCTTTTGTTAATTTGTGGAAAAATAACGAAGAGTTTAGGGATAAGATGATTGGCATTTGGGATGGTCTGAAAGATAAATTATCTGCTAGCTTCCAGAAAATAACAGATGCAATAAATTCCCTTGGTTTCGATTTTGAAAATATAGTAGAAGTAATTAAGGCTGCTTGGGAAGGTTTGTGTGAGTTGCTTGCTCCATTATTTGTTGGGGTATGGACATTTATCACAGATACCATGGCTACTTTTGCCGAGATAATTGCCGGTGTATTCCAGGTTATTTGTGGTATTATTAAGGGTATTAAAGATGGTGATTGGTCACTTTTATGGGAAGGTTTAGGTACTATTGTTTCAGCTGTAGTAGAAGGTATTATTGGTTGGATTGATAATATCGGTGAGACAATATGGAATATGGTTCAGGTTGTTGCAGGTTGGTTTGGTGCCGATTGGACAATGACCTGGGACGAAGCAAAGCAGGCAGTGGTAGATTGGTTCTGGGGGGTTGTTGAATGGTTCCAGCAGTTACCTGGAAAGATTGCAGAGTTCTTTAGTCAGATTTGGACAAACATAACTACATGGTGTTCGAATATGATAACCAATATTACTACGTTCTGTTCGAACTTTTTTAATACTATAATTACTTGGTTCCAACAGTTACCGGGTAGAATAGCAGGTTTCTTCTCAAGTATTTGGACAAATGTAACAGGTTGGGCATCCAATATGGTAGATAAGGCAGTAGAGGTTGGTACAAACTTCTTCAATAATGTGGTGAATTGGTTCCAGCAATTACCATATAAGATTGGTTACTTTATTGGTTATGCTCTCGGTACTGTAGTTAAGTGGGTAGCTGATATGTTGGCTAAGGCTTATGAATTAGGTTCTATGTTCCTAAATCATATAGTTACCTTCTTTACTCAGCTACCTGGAAAGATATTGACATTTATAACTTCGGCTTGGAACAATGTGGTGGCTTGGGCTACTAATATGGTGAATAAAGCTAAGGAAATGGCTCAGACATTTCTTAATAATGTAGTCACATTCTTTACACAACTTCCAGGTAAGATTTTGAATTTTATTACAAGTGCTTGGAATAATGTAGTTACATGGTCTACTAACATGGTTAACAAAGCGAGAGAAATGGCGACTAATTTCTTGAACAATGTTGTTACCTTCTTTACACAGTTACCGGGTAAGGTGCTTAATTTCATTACATCAGCATTTAATAACGTTAAGGCTTGGGCAACCGATATGGCAAACAAGGCTAAGGAAATGGCAACCAATTTCTTGAACAACGTTGTTAATACATTGACCCAATTACCAGGTAAGGTTAAAGCTAAGTTAGACGAGACTTTACAGAAGGCTACTCAGTGGGTCAAAGATATGGGTACTAAAGGACTTGAAGCTGCTAAGTCCCTGATTGATAAGTTTGTAGAGGGAGCCAAAAATGTTGGAGAAACAGTTAAGTCTATTGGTAAAAATATTGTTGACGGTGTATGGAATGGTATTGTAGCTGCAAAAGATACTTTCTTTGAAAATGTTAAAAGTTTCTTCTCTGGCCTTGTAGATGGTGCAAAAGAAGCTTTAGGTATCAATTCTCCATCAAGGGTTATGGAAGAAGAGGTTGGTGTATGGTTACCTCCTGGTGTGACTAAAGGTTTTGCGAAAGCATTACCTGGAGCTATTAAGATGATGCAGAAAGCTTTGAATAAAGGCATAGATAGTATGTCGACAGATGAGGAAATTGATATTTCCGTTAAAGGTTTTGCAGATGATTTGATAGCTACATATAATATGCTTGTAGATTGGTTTGTTTCGATAGAGGAAAGACTATCTGCTTCGGTTGATAATATGGCTAGTAAGCTTATGAGTTTAGTACAAATCGGTAATCAGTTGGTTACACCTGATGGTATTATAATTGATGGAGCAGGATTTTATAGTCAGCCTCCTCGTAATGATACTCCGGTAGACAATCCGGGTAGAGGTAATACAGATAGTTCTGATGTAGGCAACAGAATTTATATGATTTATTCTGACAAGCCTATTGATGAAATACAAGCAGCAAAGAAAATAAAAGAAACAGAACGTGATTTATCAGAAGGATTTTAAGGAGGTGGTTTAAGTGATAGATAATATTGTATTAACAAATAAAATAACATCTGCTATATTAGAGCTAGATACAGTCACAACCACTTCTTATATCCTTGATGGAGAGAATACTACTTGGGGTCAGATTGAAGCAAATCATCATTCTTTCAAGTATGTAAATCAGGTAGGTTTAGAGGTAACAAATACTACTCTTGAAACAAGAGATGTAGTTGTACAAGGCTGGGTGGTAGCAAAGACAGAGAACCAAATGGAACAAAGGAAGCAGATGCTTAATCGGTTTGTAAATCCACAACAAATGTTAGAACTTAAGTATAAAGATTATACATTGGATTTCTTACCAAGCAGAACTATTCAATATAGCTTAACATATCAGGAAAATAATGATGTGGTTTGTAAGTTTAAGATAAGTGGTATGTCACCAGACCCGTTATTTAAGTCTCAATCAGAGAATAAGAATGCAGCAGCCACAACAGTTGGTTTGTTCCATTTTCCTTTGATTATTGGCTTACCGGGTACAGAGCAAAGTAATGATAATGGTTATCCAACAATTATGTTTGGTTTAAGAAAGCCATCATTGATTGTTGATATTTACAATAAAGGTGCGGTTGCTACTGGTATAAGAATTGTGTTCAAAGCTACTGCTACAATAAAGAACCCATCACTTATAAATGTAGATACACAACAATACTTTAAGATAAATAAAACAATGGCAGCAGGTGAAGAAGTAGTAATTGATACCAATGTAGGTAAAAAGAAAATAAGGGGTTATCTGAATGGGTTAGAGTATAATTACTTTAAGTACATAGATTTTGGTAGTAAATGGTTACAGCTTGAAGTAGGCGATAATCTTTTTAGGTATGATGCTGAGGAAAATATGAATGGCCTCGAAGTCTATATATATTATTATGACAGATTTTTGGAGGTGCAAGGATGCAATTAGAAGATATACAGAAAAGCGTAGAAAGTGTACAAGGTCTAGTACAAAAGGTAAAAGTTACTAATGCTACAAAAACCAGTTCAATTCAGATAACAGTATTTAGGGTAAATAATGATGTATTTGAACCACTTGGTGAAATATCACAGTATACAAGTTTGTTATGGCCAGATGCTTATTTAGGCTATGCAAGTTTTGAGTTATGGGCTCCAATTACAGACGATAATTCAGTATTGATAAAAGAAGGTAATGTGATTTGGACAGGTGGTGAGAATGCAGCAATAATTGAGATTATAAAAGCTGATGTAAATGACAAAGGGGAAAAGGTTTACGATGTAAAAGGTAGAACCTTAGAGGCAAGATTTGTTAACAGAATTATTTGGGGTACATTTATAGCAGCAAATAAAAGAGCTAGTACAGCAATGTACGAACTTGTAAATACTTCGGTTATATCAACTACAAAAGCTGTAAGAAAGCTTAGGTGGATGTGTAATGCAGAAGATACTCAGTGTGGTAGAATGATAGAGAACTATCAAAAGACAGGTGGAGACATTTATGATGCCTTGGTTAATATTGCTACTGATAGTGATGTAGGATTTTCGGTACTGTTTAACCCAATAACTCAAGAGGAAAAGTTTGAGGTGAGGGAAGGTGTTGATAGAACATTAAACAATCCCGATGGTAATGAGCCGGTAATATTCAGTACAGAGCTCGAAGATTTGTTATCAAGTCAGTATTACATGAATAATCAAGATGAAAGAAATGTAGCACTTGTACAAGGTGAAGATAAAGGCACAAACAGAAAGTCGGTTATAGTCGGTGATGATACATTATCTGGTTATGACCGAAGAGAGTTGTATGTGGATGCAAGAGATTTACAATCAGAGGTATATCACGAAGATGGTACAACAACACCGTTATCACCAGAAGAATATAATGCTACATTAAGTCAAAGAGGAAATGAAAAGCTTGCAGAACATGCTAGAGTTGAAACATTTGAAGCAAAGATTAGACAGTTTGGAGATGTACAATATGTATACGGCGAAGATTACTTCAAAGGTGATAAGGTTACGGTTATTGATGAACAGCTTGGTTTAATGGTATCTGCAAGAATAACGTTAGCAGAAGAACAATACAGTGAGGATTATAACCTTGTACTTACATTTGGTTATTCTTATCCTACAGTACTTCAGAAAGTAAAAAGATTTATAACATAAGGAGGTGAGAAAATGGCTCAGGAATGTGGTTTTTTTGATGCGCAGCTGGTTGGCGATAGTTATGATAGAGTTTATTTGGCTGCTCAATTTGCTGCTTATTTTGCAAGTTTTATTCGTAACGGTATTTTTGGTCATTCAATGCAACAGCTTGAAGTATCTCAACAGGATGTTTCAGATATGTCAATTAAGGTACTTGGCGGTCAGGCATGGATAAATGGTTATTGGTATAGAAATACCGGTGACTATACAATGAACCTTGATATAGCAGATGGTGTGCTTTCAAGGATAGATACAATAGTTCTTCGTTGGAGTAATTCTGATAGAGCAATGTATTTACATGTAATTAAAGGTACTTCATCAGCAAATCCTACTGCTCCAGCTATTGTGAGAGATGCAGATTATTATGACCTTGGTCTTGCTCAGGTAAGTATACCAGCAGGATGTATTAGAATTACACAAGCACAGATAACCGATTTAAGGTTAAATGACAGTTATTGTGGATTGGTTACAGGTTTGGTTGACCAGATTGACCTCACAGATTTGTGGAATCAGTTTGAGCAGTATTTTTATGAGTTCAAAGAAAAGTATCAGAAAGAATTTGAGAACTGGACAGATGAACAGGAACAGGCCTTAAACAATTATATTGTAGAAACAAAGGCTGCCTATAGTAAATTCGTTACAGATATGAGTAATGATTATACTACATGGACAAATGAAAAGAAAGATGAGTGGTCTCAATGGGTTACAGACCAGATGCTTGAGTTTACAACTTGGGTAGATAATGAAAAGATAGTCTACAATACTTGGACAACCCAGCAAAGACAAGCTTATATGGATTGGTATACATTACATACAACAGCTTGGGAGGCTATGATTGAACAGTGGTTTGAGGACATTAAAGGAAAATTATCGGGAGACCCAGCAACAGCTCTTCAGTTACAGATTGATGAGTTAGTAGCTAAGCAACCGACAGAACATTATGCTGATATAAAACACGACAGAGATGTATATGTGACATTAGATATGTTCCTTACTACTTATGCTTGTGGTACTCAAGGTGCAGGTATTGGTCCAGCTGGTGGTGCTGCTTTGGTAAGTACTCCGGTTGAATATACTATGGAAGATAGAAATAATGTCTCCATTAAGGGTATACCAAATATAGGTGTAGTAGATAGTGTATCACAGTTATCAGAAGATATGTATGCTGTTTTATTTCAGAATAATATTAAGAGTTTGGTCGTGGTACTCCATGGTAATAAAGTGGTTAGTGAACCTATAAAAGAAAATACAAATAATGAAAGTGAGGTTTAAGAATGGCAGTTCAAGATTTAGTTAAAGGCGAACTTGATTGGCATGAGAAGATGAATGCTAATATGCATAGTTTGCAGAATGATACCGATAATGCTAATCAGAAGGCAGAAGATGCGGTAGGTGCAGTTGAGGGTGCAATTGTAGCAGCAAGGGAAGCAGCACAGAAAGCAGAACAAGTTGAAGGTCAGCTTGATACAAAGCTTACAAAGGCAGAGGTTACAGAAGAGTTTCAGGAAGAAGGTGGCTATGTATACCAGATGCCGGATGGTACCACACAACTTAAAGCAGGTGGTGGAAGTGGTCCTACAAAGAAAGACTTCAAGTATACAATTTTAGTGGATAATGGTGATGATGGTTCGCCAGCTAAGATTGAGTATTTTGATGATTGTGTAGGTTTCATTCCCGGTAGCGGTGCATCTCTTGGTGATTGGGCTAATACTCAGCTGTATCAGGAATACTTTAAGCCTTGTGTAATTCAGGCCGGTGACGGTGCTCCTGCTTATTATTTACAAAAAGATGATATGTCCAAAAAAGAGGATGGCTTCGATGCTGTAACAACAGGTGCCGATGGTGATGTAATGATTGAGGTTAAAAAGTTATACGGTAAGTTCCTCAAGTCAGGTAATCAGTTCAAGGTTAGTATATCTAACAAGAAAGAGGATGATACTTGGTTCTGTTTCACAGATTTTGGTAATGGCGAACAGGAGGTGGCTTATCGTGGAGCATTTGAGGCTGGTGTGATTTCAGGTGCTGGTACGGTTATGAGGTCAGTTTCTGGTGTATCTCCTCTTGTAAATATTACCAGAAATGTTGGTAGAACCTATGCAAGAAATAGAGGTACAGGTTACCATCAGAACAATTTTTATCTGTTGCTATTATGGCAGATAATGTACCTGTTGATTTACAAAAATAAAAACTCGCAGACAGCACTTGGTCAAGGTAGAACATTGAGTTCTAATACCGCTGCGGTACAGACAGGTACTCTTTTGAGTAAACCGTTTTGTTGGGGAGACCAGGGTGGAGTCAATGGTGTTAAGTTCCTTGGGGTTGAAAACTTCTATGGTAATGTATGGGAGTGGGTTGATGGTGTATGCTTAGTAAATAAGACGTACAAAATGACCAGAGACCCCGCTAAGTACAATGATACCGGTGATGGTTACGAGATGTCGCAGGACTCTGGTTGCACAGCTTCTGCTAATAATGATAAGTATATCACCGAGGTACAGGCTACAAATGATGCTGGTTTCTTACCTGCTGGTTCAGGTGGAAGTTCTTCTACGTATTGGTGTGATAATATGTGGTTTGCTGATGCTGTACAGGTTGTCGACTTTGGCGGCCGTTGGACTGATGCGGCTAAGGTGGGCGCGTTCTGCTGGCATTTGGCTTATACCGCGTCTAGTTCTAGTGCGTATTTCGGTTCGCGGCTTTGTCGAGCGTAGGAGTGTTAAGATAAATTAAATAAAAGGTTATGTGGGGCATACATGAGAGTGAATTGGTGGACGTTAAAAATTTCAATTTAACTTTGTTAGGTTGTCAAATTTGGCAGCAATTGGAATAATGCAGCTAAAGCAGGCACGTTCTACTGGAATTTGAATAATACCACGTCTAATTCTAATGCGAATATCAGTTCACGGCTTTTAGGTGTTTACAATATATGAAGAGTAGTTCATCATGTATGTCCTTGCTTGACCCCTTATATGAGATAAGTCCTATGAAGAAAGATAGGCATAGGGTGGGCAGAATACAAATGTTAAAAAGCTGTTTTAGTAATCTCACAGTTTACTGTTACGAGGTGAAAGATTGGTGAAGTAAATACACAAGAGGTAGCTATTATGAAACGTGTGGGTAATCTGTTTGAACAAGTGTGCGATATAAATAATATTGTTAAAGCACACGAGAATGCTCGGAGAGGTAAGGGTTTCTACACTGAAGTACAAATGGTGAATGATAATCCAGGTAAGTACTTATATGAGTTACAAGAGAAGATGCTAAATGGTACATACAAGACATCTGAGTATGTTAAGTTTTATAAACAAGAGGGCGAGAAGCTAAGGGAGATATATAAGTTACCTTATTATCCAGACAGAATTTATCAGTGGGCTATAATTCAGGTAATAGAACCGTATCTAATTCGTAATATGACAGATGATACATTTAGTGCTATTCCTGGTAGAGGTACCTATAAAGCCTTTTGTAAATTAAAGGATGCCTTGGATAAAGATGAAGAAAATACACAATGGTGCTTAAAGTTAGATGTTAGGAAATATTATCCTAATATAGATAAGCAAAAGTTAAAAGATAAATATGCCAGGTTGTTTAAGGACCAAAGGCTACTAGATATGCTATATGAAATTATTGATAGTACAGATGGAGAAAAGGGTGTACCAATCGGTAATTACATAAGCCAGTATTCAGGTAATATTTATTTGAGTGATTTTGACCATAGAGTTAAAGAGGTGTACAAAGTCAAATATTACTACAGGTATATGGATGATATGGTACTTCTTGCAAAAACAAAAGAAGAGCTTCAGTCTTTGGTGAGAGAAATTACTTGGTACTTAGGCTTAGAGTGGAACTTAGAGATAAAAGATAATTGGAGTCTTTTTCGTGTTGATGAAAGAGGTATAGATTTTATCGGTTATGTTTTTAAGCATGGAGAAGTAAGACTTCGTAGAGGTATAGCTAATTCGTTGATACATACATGTAGGCAGATAGAAAAACGTGTAGAACAAGGCAGAATGATAAATTATCATTTATACTGTAGTGTAAATAGTCTGAAAGGCTGGGCTGAAAGGTGTACAAGTGATGGGTTAATCAGAAAGTATGTTGAACCAATTTGGCCTTATGTAGAACAGTATCACGATGAAGTTATAAAAAGGAAACTAATAATTTATTGAAAGGAGAAACAACTATGCAGAGGTTAGAAGGTGTAATGTATGATGAACAGCCAGCTAAAGTGGTTGTTGGTCCCACAATTGTTGATGTATGTATATCATCAGAACAGGTGGAAGAAAAAGATACAATGCACGGTACTGTATCGGTGAAGTGGAAGTGTACAATTGAGAGGTATGATACCGCAGAGTATATTGATGTACTCCAAAAGGCCAATGATGAGCTGAATGATAAGGTTATACAAAATCAGCTTGGCCTTGTTGAAGTATATGAGATGTTATTATAGGAATAACAAGGAGGTGTGAGAAATGGCAAAGATTAGTTCAGCTATGGCTCAGGTATATGCCAATTTGATTGAAGAGGGTACAGTTAATCCTAAAACAGGTAAGCCTTATGCTATTGAGGATGTACCCGAGACTATCAGACCTGAGGTAGAAGCTATTTTGGCAGGTGATGAAGATGCTGAATAAAATTCGGCTTTTCATAGTAACAAGGTTATTAAGAAAGGAGGTGCAAACAATGGCAGTTATTTATGCAACTCTTATTGTAGAGGGTACGGTTAACCCTAAGACAAACGAGCCATATAAGTTCGCTGATGTTCCTAAGGTAATTCAGCCTAAGGTTAAAGGTGTTCTTGACGCTCTCGGTTTGCCTGAATTAGCCGAGTAACTTGGGAGGTCTGTTATGATTAAGGAGTTTATTCAATCATTGCAGGCTGCAGATTGGGCATGGGTTTCTGGTGTGGGGGTAGCTGCCATGACTACCCTCATTCAGAAATTCAGTAAAAAGTATAAACCCTGGTCGTGGCTTGCGAGTCAACTTGGTAAAGCGATGAATGTCGAGATGCTAGATAAGTTAGATGTTGTAGAGAAGAAGGTTGATAAGTTAGAAAAGAAAGACGAAACACAAGATGAAGAAAGAGCTAAAGAAAAAGCTCTTGATGCAAGGAGAAGAATATTAAGTTGTGCTGATGAATGTCGTCGTCATATAAAGCATTCAGAAGAATTTTTTAATAATGTACTTGAGGATGTAAGTTATTATAAAAACTATTGTGATACACATTCTACCTTTGAGAATGAGAAAGCAGTTATTGCTATTGATGTTGTTGAAAACGTCTATAAACGCTGCATTGAAACCAACGATTTCCTATAATATATATACGTACGTATAGGAGGTATATGTTGGTCCAAAATAAAAATTAAAAATAATT